TCGCCAGAGCCTGTACCAATGTAACGGTGATCGTACCCGTTCACTTGGTTAGCACTGCTAGCAGATTGGTTTGTACCCGATTGAGAAGCTGTCGGACCCGGTGTTTTCAGGATGTCTGCTTCCAGAACTTCCATGATTGCACGGGACTCTTTAGCTGCAAACTGGCTCATCACACGCTGCATGTAGAAGGAATCTTGGAGATTCTTCTTCGTCACATAGTGTGCGGAACCCAGGTACTCAGTGATCGTGAACTGGAATTCACCAGTATCGAGAGCACTGTACTTAATAGCCTGATCTTCAGCAACTGTCTGCGTTGTAGCCTGACCAACCGAGGGCACCGTGAAGGTGGTCCCATCGGGGAATTCAGTCAGCCAGTCAACGTAGCCTTGAGCCATCAACTCGTCTTCAAGGATTTCCTTGAGCTGGGCGCTGTACAGTTCACTGCGAATCAGGAGATCGCTGTTAGCGGTAGTCATTCCACCAGCCATAACCTACTCCTTATTTATAAAAATCCGCACCAAGGCGGGCTCTATCTTTGAAAAGTTTTTGTTGTGTAGCCCCTCTCCAATAAGCTTTCGGATCGGTTTTACGCAACTGTTCGTAGTACTTCCAAGTGCCTTCAGAGACACCTTGACTCATACCATCTGTGTTAACACTACCTTGCATCTGACGGGTAGGGTTCCCCGTAGAACCAAAGTACGCAAGCACAGCTTTCGGAGACTTCATAGACATCTCTTTAAGATCCTGCACAGAGACACCTAACTCTTGGGCTTTACCTGCTAGTGCTTCCTTTGCCTTATCTCCAAACCTACTCAGCAGTTGATCTTGAACATAATCGAGATTCTGTTCTTGCTTCTGCTGTGTTTGGTACTGGTTAAAAAGCTCCGGTACACGAGATGCAACAAGCTCTTCAAGGCTCGCTGGGTCCACACTTGGCTGAGCGCCTTGCGATTCCTGAACTTGTGATTCAGTCGCCTGTGATTCCCTTTGCTCTAGTCTCTTAAGTACTTCTTCCATACCTTCTCTCTTCTGCATCTCCGCCTGTAGGCGCTCTAACTCTGCCTTCATGGAAGAGTAAGACTCCTCTAGGTTTTGAATATGCTTCTGAGCATGTGGTACGGACTTAAGAGCATCCTCTTGAGTCTTGTACTTTTTGTCTTCACCAATCCATGCGGATAGATCAGACTCTGGCTCGGCTTGTTGGCCGTCAAACAAGTCGGTGGTTTCCGACATAAATTACTCCTTAGCTAAGGTTAGTAAAGCTACAACGTGCTTGAATGCACGGATTTCCCCAAGGATAGTAGCAACTTCGTTTTGCCAGTTAGCATTAGCAACGATGTCACTACTTTCCAAACGAGATCTTCTACTCTCAATATGTTTATTGAGAATCTCACGGACGTAGTTGAACTCTTCGTCCGCTGTTAATAACTTCGCTTTAAGCTGCTCTTTGGCCTCTGGTGTGACTTCTTTAAAGAACCTTGAGTCCATTAAAGCGCACCACCTTCCACAGCAGCTTCATCAACATTAGCAGGCGTCATGCTTTCTTCTTGCAACTGACGCTGGTATTCCTGAGAAAGTCTAATGCTTTCGGCTTGTTCCTCTAGGCGTACGTTATCTCGTACCAGTTCGTACTTAGCGAAGCCCAGCAGCTCCTCAAACATCTCAGCCTCTCTCTTGCCGCTAACGTGATTCATTACGGCTGGATCACCTCCAAAGATCGCACGGAACCCTTGGTAGTTCTGCACCATCTGCGCTCTGGCAGCAAAGTGCCGGGCTCCTACGGGACGGATTTTGCCTTTAGCTCTAATGTCTGCTGGGGTAACACTGATGAAGTCTTGGATACCAACATCCGTGTCGATAACCTGAATAACATCTGCAGCATCCAGCTCCATACGAGCTAACTCAAGCATGTTGTTCAAAAGAGGTTCCAAGATATACATTTCAAAATGTACAACTTTCTCTTGGAACATCTTACTGCTGTTCTGCTCTAGGATGTTTACCTCAAATGCTGTCTTCTCTCCGGGTGTACGGATACCAACAGCCTGACGAGGTGCGCCTGCAAACTCCTCCATTTTCTGTTCAAGAATTGCAATCTGTGTATCTGCAGTTAATGCCGTAGCATCAATTCTTAGTGTCTCAATGTCTCCATCGTCGCCTAAGAAAATCTGTGCAAAGGGTTCCCAATCGAATTCCTCTACCTGTCCCTTGATCTTTAGGGGCGGGTGTGCAATCAAATCAAACAGGTCAGCCTTGATGTTCTCTAGGTGGTCAATGCGGTACTGCATACCAACTAGGTTATCTAGCGGACCCATGCCGTAGAGGTTATCAGGGCGCTTACGCCACTGAGTGGCAACACAAGTCTTCTCACCAGACCACGTAGGAATAGGCTCGTCACGTAGCACTGTAGTGCGATCCATGACCGTGACCACACGGTTACGTAGATACTTTTGCTCGTAGTCTAGGTACATGTCGCCCTTGAACTCAAGGATCTCTACCCAGCCTGTCTTGAGATACTGGGAGTACGTACCAAACCCGTCGATCTGCATGCCGAATGCTTTGTCGATATCGCTATCACGATATGCTGCTAGTTCTTCTCTGTTCTTTTTAATACGATCAAGAGAAGACTTTAGATACCCAGCACTAGGATTCTCTTCGATCTCTTTCTCTAACTCACCAATGCTTTTAACATAGCGTGTGATCTCAGGAGACTCACCTATGCTGGGAGCAATCGGATTAATACAAATATCCAAAGGGCTGCGACGGATAGCACGAGGCCCTTGTTTAATAACCTGAAGCTCACCATCAACCTCGTGATATTCCTTAACGTAGTCACAGTCTACAAAGGCTGTACCGTAGTCAATGTAGTCATAGATTACTTGGTCAATAATATCAATGAAGTTAAACTGGCGAAGCTTATTAGCAACGTATGCCTGGATAACTTCTGCTTTTGCTTTAGTTGCAGAGTCTGCATCATAGGCTTCCCAACGAAGCCAGTTATCATTAGGAAACAATGCAGACTTGTAGTTAGCGTGTAGGTTATCTCGGATCTGACAGATCTTAGGCAGCGTGGTCTTGTTCTTCCACGGCAGCTTAGAGTTACTTGTAGTCGTTGTGTCCGTAGCAAAAACGTAGTTACGCAGTTCACGCTTCTGCTCTTTCCACTCCGCACGAGCCATGTCCCACTCACGCCAGAGATCAGAAACTCTCTCAGCGAGATTGTCTTTGGTGATGGCTTGTTGAATCTGGGCTACTTTACCTGCCATAATATTCTCTTATCAGCCAGCAAATGCAACACCGCCGAAGCGGGAATCAAACACTACATTGCCTCTGCGTGTTCTGTTTGTATTCCTAGTAGGCGCTACCGCTATATCAATAGCTGCTGTTAAAGCATCCTTGATATCATCATGCGGTGGTCTAGCTAGAATTAACTCTTCCTCTAACAGAGAACACATACCGTTCTTTTGATGCCATACCTGCATGTTATCATACTTAGGCTCAAGAGTTGCGGCAATACGTTCCTCTTTACTTCCTGAGTGTCTAGTAGGATTATGTTCGTCGATACTTAACATAAGTCCATTAGGCACTATGTAACTGTCTTTAAGTTCTTTAACCAGCACCTTCTGTGCTACTGATACTTCACAACGTATCTTTCTAAAACCCCACTTCATATGTAAATCAAGCAGAGCATCGTAATAACTCTTGATCTTATCTGTCTTGAATCTATCAATGTCTAGTACATAGATTCTGTTCTCTGCATCAATACCTACTACAACAATAGCGGTGTAGTCAGCTTTTTTGTTCAGGCTAAACGCAAAGTCCATAGCTGCAACTACATTCAGTTTACGATCCTTAAAGAACCATGATCCTCTTTCGTTTACTAGGAACTTAGGATCGAAGTACTGGAACTTATCTCTACTTATTCGGTTACTTGTCGGATCGTTAGGATCGTTGTAGTACTGTGCATAGAACTGTGTAGTGTCTACGTACTTAGCTTTCTTTCTTGCTAGTTCCTTTAAGTCAAAGCCAAACAGCTTACCGTCAGGTCTCATCTCTCGGGGCCAGAGGAACACCCCTTCCTGCTCTACTACCCTCTGGAATACTTCGTATACCCTGTCAGTGTGAGAGAACTCTCCGTTCTCATCGAACACTTCCTCTTCCATTTCAATCAACGTCTGGTACAGATCTCTAGGGTGATACCGTGTACCTACTACAATCTCTGACGCACCTGTAGTTTCGATACTCGCCAGTTGCGAATACAACGCTGCAACCTTAGAACGCCCATCCTCAGTGTAAGCATTCCCAGGTACAACAAGATCGTCGAGATAAACACGGCTAGCATGGAATCCAGTGATGTTAGTGGTGATTCCAGCAGCTTTAATACTCGGGTCTCGGACACCTTCCTTCTTCCTCAAAGGATGATCTACGATGATCTCGTTAGTATTCCAGCGTTCCCTGTTACCTTCTTCTAGGTTAACCATCTCAGGCCAGTACCTGCGGTACACCTCTGATGTCAGGATCTGCTTGATTGCGTAAAGCTGTTTCTCCGCAAGGTCTGACGTAGCAGACACATACAGTACTGTCTCTGTCGGATCTCTCGTTAAATCCCATGCACAGCGCACTGCAGCGCAATGGGATTTCTGATGATCTCTCGGTAGTAGGCAGAGCTGGTTGTCTTTAGCAGAAGCTCTTGTCCACCAATCGAACAGCTCTTTGTGTACCTCGCCATACACCCTGTGAGGATTAACCAGACGAGCAAAGCTGTACAGGTCTTCTTCAGCCTTTTTACGTATCGCTTCAAGACTCAAGACCTAACCTCTTTAGATCCTCTGCGAATTCTTTTTCAAGCAATGCGTCCTGACGCAACATACCTTCCTTCTCAGCCTTGCTAGGACGCCCTCTCTTGCTTTTCCAAGACCCCTCTGCCAGCCACCTAGCGGCATTCACATTGCCTTCCTGAGCCTGCTTTACAAGCCCTCTCATGCCTGTGCTACGCAGTTTAGCTGACAGCTCTTCTTCCCACTCGTTGTACTTCAGCTTAGTAGCCAGCAGGTCATTAGCTTTAATTTTCTTCCAGTGATCCCAGTCCCCGTCAAAAGCCATCTGCACAAACAGATGTTCCGTAGGGTCCATGCAGTCCATGTACAGACGACGCAGTGACGGGTACATCACATTATCTTTCTCGTAGTCGTAGTCTTTCATTGTGTACGATGGTTGAATATCATCGTGCGACATTTCAAGGAACAGCGACTGCGTAAGTCTGACACCTTGAGGGTTCTTCAAAGGTCCATGACGATTCATTAGATAAACTCAATCCTTGTGTACAAAGGTACTGTGCCTGCCACACTTCCTGTTCTTGTAAAGTACAACAGCTCAGAACTAGAGTTAATTAGTAGGTGGTCGTCAGTAATATCTGATCCAGTGCTATCATGACCAAAAGCATTCAACCCTGTGTGGTACACATAAGAGAACGGTGTACCGTTAGCTACATCAATGTTAGCTTCGTTAATAGCCCTGGTTACGGAACCATTTAGTACAGAAGTACATTTCATATAAGCTTGAGTCGGAAAGGGAAGCTTAACAATAGTAGCACTTGTATCTGTTGTTAACCCAGTTACATCAATGTACTTTTCGATTACTCTGGAGTCTTCAGGAATAAATGCTGTTCTTCCAGAGAACATACCAAAGTAATCAACAGAAATCGTAGCATTTGTTACGCCATTGTTTTCTGTGCCAAAGCGTAACTCTAGTTCTCCCAAAGCAAGATTTTCATAGTACACAGAACCAAAGTACACTTTATAATCTGTAGTCAAAGACCCAGAGCGATTTTCATTTGCTACAAACTCTGTGCAATTAGCCTCAAGAAGCTCTAACGTTCTAGTTGTGCCAGAACGAATTTCAGCATAAGCGACATCATTTTTCTTTTCTGCGTCTGTTGTTTTAGATCCAGGCAACCGCACAAATAATTTAGTTCCTTCCACATCTGCCTTGGCTCGGACCACAAAGGTGTACCAACCACGTAACGGTTGATCTTGATTATTCACAAGGAGCCGTGTGCGGTTTTCGTAAGTAGCAATAGCAGAGAGCTGAAGAACATTTTTGCCTAATTCGTCCCCAGTCTTAGGAGCAACTGTACTAAGAGCGGAAGCAAAAGCACTGTTGTACAAATTAGTATTAAACCAAGGATCAACAATCATGTTAGGAGCTTGTGCTTCTACCATAAAGTGTCTAGCAATACCATGCTGCTGGAAAAATGAACCTTCCTGAGTACTGCTCATACTGTTAAACATATTACCAAAGCTCTGAGACTTTCTACCACCAATGAAGTCAAAAGAGTTTTGTTCACAGAGATTACCACGGAAGTAATTCATTCTCTGCTTAATAATACCTGCGTTATCTTTAATATCAAAAGCATTAATAGCGATATCAACTCTTTCGATATCATTATCAACAAAGCTATTAGCGTAGCTTCCTGCACGAACCCAGACACCCATAAAAGGATTCAGGTTCACGGCACCGCTAGTAGTAACGGATGTATCAGACGTTACTTCAAACGTATTAGCAGTAGCATTAGCAACAACAAAGGTGCCGGTCTTAGTTTTAGCTTGTCCTGTGGTAAACACTAAAGGAACAAGCTGCCCGTTAACATACCCATGGCTGTTATACGTTACGGTAATCGTAGTGCCAGACTGAGTATACGTTCCTGGGTTTTGCCCAATAACTCTTTCAGGTCCACCAATACGGCAGCGAGAAAGCTGGCTGGCGTTAATATCACCCTGGGAGCCAGAAGAATCTTCCACACCCCACCATACGCCATAGAAGTTATACGTAAAGTCACAATCTGTAATGCTGTTAAGCATAGAGAAACGATTAAAAGGCGCGCTACTGTTGTCTGCAGTAAGTAGCAAACCAATCCCTGTGGTGCCTGTGTCACAGCCATAAAACCCTACTCTCTCAACGCGAGAGAAATAAGTATTATTCATGTGCAAAAGACATTTAACAACGTTGTTACCACCACCAGCACCAATAGTGCCAGTAAGTTGGGTAGCACTTAAAAACAAATCTCTGATGTTAATACGGTTTAATGCAGTAGTTGCAGGAAAGGCATTAACTTGAATCATGGTTTCAACAACAGAAGAGCCTGATCCAGTAAAGGTATTATCTGCTGTAATAATACTGCCGCCGTTGCTGTCACCGACAAGATTAATATTACCAAACAAAACAAACAGGGTGTCTGTGATTTTGTAAGTGCCAGCAGGAAAGTACACTGTACCGCCACGGGTTAGATTTCTAATCTGCCCCATAGCAGTAATAGCTTCTTGGATAGCAGCAGTGTCGTCTGTTACCCCATCACCAACAGCGCCAAAGTCTTTAACGCTCACGAACTCACGAAGCTTATCCTGTACTGTAGTAGGGTCAGCACCTGTGCCACCTTGTGTGTAACCAATTAGCGATGCGCCGTCAGAGTCATCAAGACGCTCAAGAACACTAAGATTACCAGCAGCAATTACATCTTTAAGTTGCTTAAACGTAGCAGGCTCAGTGTTATTTACTGCGTCAGGAAGATTCAAAACACGGTTAGAGTTCATGTCGAGGTTAGCTTCCATCTGATTTGGAGAGCTACCATCTCTGCTTAGCGTGTTATCAAATGCTGTTTCGATCTCTGCGTTATTACCATTAATTACCGCAGCAGTACCGAACCCACTTGTAACGTCTGTTAGTGTCGGTCGCTTTGCCATCTTAGTGCGCCTTGTTTAGTGTCACATCAACATTAGTGCTAGCACCAGCACTAGAGATCACAGCTCGTACCGCTGCTCCTGACTCAAGAAACACCACAGCTACGTGAGCTGCAGTCTGCGAGCTGGTAGGAATCTCAATCCCTTCGACGTTACCTGCTACATCAGTAGCTCTAGATTGCAGAGCAATAGTGCAGCCATCGAAGGTGCCAAAGTATCTGAATACGTATTCGCCCGTAGTGTTGATTTCGAACCAATCACCTGTACTGTTTCCAGTCTGGGCACTT